ATAAGATTATCAACTTGTGCAAGAATATTGTTTGCTTTTTCTTGTGTTGTAGAACCAGTCACAGAACATAATGCTGTTTGACCTGTTAATTCAACACCACCATTAGAAACAAAGTTAGGAGATTGGAATATTTCTATGAAACCTGAAAACTGAGATGAACCAGATGTAGCGTTCCACAATAAATCTTCATTGTATCTTTTAATTTGTTTAGTCTGCAAGTCAATAATTGCTTGTTCAAACGGAGCGTTCTCATTATAACTTCCACTTGAAAGATATTGTCCCAACCACAGAGAATTTAATTCCTGTAAGCAAAGACTTGTGTTTGTTTTTAGTGCTTGAACTGTGATAGGTGCTACTGTGAAAGTAGTGTCTCCTGATGAAGACCAACCACAAGTTGTTCCTGTTTGGACAACTAATGTTTCACTCAATAAATTCACATTTTGTGTCCCCTTAATTCCTGGCACCACATTTACATATTTCATTGTAATCGGTGTAAGGACTGCTTCACTGATAATATCAGCAGATAATTGGTCAGTGTAATTCGCTAATCCAGCCAAGTCATAATTGAAATTTAATTTTGATAAATTATTCTTTTTCATTTTTTTAACTTTTTTTTAGTTTTTAATCATTTCCCTTAATTTTCTAAAACCATCGTATTTAGACATTATAGGATTTTCTATTTCGTTTATTGTTTTTTGAGTATAAACTCTTGAACCCGCAGGTTCTTTGGAAAACTTGCCAAACTTTGTTTCAAGTTCAGTTTGTTTAGATGCGATTGCGTCAATTTTGGTCTCAAACTTTTTAAGTGCTAATGAAAAAATGTTAGCAATTTCTGCCATTTCATCTTCCTTAGAAGGTGATTCTTCAATATTTTCTCTTTCAGTTATTTTACCATCAGCAACCTCAACTTTGATTTTAACATCATTACCTTCACTATCTTTTAAGATAATTTCGTGTTCTCCATCAGGTGCTTTTTCCTTTGTGCCATCTTCTTTAACGACATCAATTGTTTCACCCACATCAAATGTAGGACTATCCAATTTAACACCATCAATTGTTTTAGCCTCCGTAAATACATCAGCAATTGCTTTACCAATTTTTTCAACTGGTATTTTTTTCTCATCGTCCATACCAGTCCCTCTTTTGTCGTAGTCTGATTTTGATTGAACACCTTTAATTGACCCACCATTAATGGATAATATTTTACCATCACTGGTTTCATATTCACCATCAACAAGGGCAGAATAAGTGCCATCATACATAACTTTTAACACACGAGTTCCAAATTGAGGTTCTAATGCTCCAATTCTTAAAATTGAACCATCTTTTAATTTCACATCCCCAAATTGTTCTACGATTTTAGACATATCCTCGTCCTTGATGTCCTTAGCTTCTTTCTCTTCCTCAATTTTTGCGTCTTCTGTTTGACCCATTTTGATTTTAGATACTTTACCCATTTCATCAACTTCAATTTCTGTCCCATCGTCCATTTTATGAACTCCCGCGGGTGCAGGAATCATACCTTCTTCTGTGGATACATAAAGTGGTTGTCCTATTTCCAACTCACCCTCCATTTTTACAGACATACCTTGTTCGGTCTTTGCCTCGTAAAAAGATTGTTGAGTTAGTCCTAAAACTTTCATTATTCTATCCACCGCTTTTTTACTATTCATCGTTAATTGATTTTAGTATTTCTTTTATTTGGTTTATTTGTTTTGACTCTTGCGAGAAAACACTTTTTTCTGCGAATAATCCCTCCACAGAAAAACCTGTCAAGGCTTTCTTTTTAATCATATCCCACACCTCAGGGTCTGCCACATACATACTAACAAACCAAGTTCCTGCAGGTAGATTAAAACCATACGCCGATGATTTATCTTTAATTGGGTCTTCACTCACCCAACTTTCAGTAATATAAACTTTATCACTACCTAATTTAATTCCGTCGTGCTCTATACTTGTTTGGTCGGTGCGCTTTTGTTTAAGGAATCTATCAGCCATCTTTTTAATACTGACTTTACTGAAAAACACATAGTATAAATTACCGAGTTCATCATAACGATGAATCATTCTATTTGGAACCATAGCGGCACCAACAATAATTCTTTTTTCATCGTCAAAGTAATAATTTTTTTGTTTGCTGAAACTACTACCAACTCTTGGTTCTACCTTGTCTCTTTGATTATCTGGCACGGTATTTGGTTGTAAATTAGGACCTAATCCTTGAACATCAACAAGACCTTTAACAGATGTATCCCTATTTCTTATTTCAGTTCCTTTTTTGTATAATAATCTAACCCACTGATGACGACAATTATAAGAACCACGATACATAAAAATGGAATAAAAACCAAATTGTTCGTTGGCAACACTATCCGTCAATCTATCAATATCCTCAATAGTATAAACTTTACCTGCTTGGAGCATTTGACGACAAAAAGTTCTGTTTTTATCATCTCTAATTCCAATATATTTGTATCTAACAAGATAAGGCTGGTTTTTATCTAATACTGACTCTGCGTTAGGATTACTCTGTGTAAATTTCTCTTGATTCATTTTATGAACTACTTGTGGGGTAATCTTTTCCACCCTCACAATGTCATAACCTTCATTTATAAGTTTTTCATAGGGTTCTCCTAACTCAAATATTTCTTTATTGATATTACAAAAGTCATCCTCAACTATAATATAAGGATTTAATTTTTCCTCATCATCAAACTTATCGGTAATAATAGTTTCATTATTTTTATTAAACGCCATCCAAGTTTCATCGTGTGCTGGTCTTGAAACCAAAGAAATTGCTTCTATTCCACTTTCATCAAACTCATCGTTGATAAATAATTCTACAATCTTAGTGTGATTCATTATTGTTAAATATAAAAACTTTTATAATTTCCCACTTTCTATACCAAAGAACGGGATTTAATTATTCTATCCATTTGTTGTTGATTAGACATATCAGTTCCAACCACATAAGTTCGTATAGGTCTTTCACTAATTGAACTGGCAATTGCGTTTGTTAAACTTTGCGACATATCAAAATTGGAATTAGACCCACTATTCATTTGACCCATTGAGAATTGTGGTTGTAATCCCGCATCGTTCATTGAATTTAGTAAAGGAAGGAACGCTTGTGTAGCCTTGGCATTCACAACAAATTCTCCATTTGATAATCTTGTTGTTATGGAATCACTTGTGCTTGTGCCCTGACCCATTACAATACCCCCACTTGCTCTTGAGGCAACCACATTTATCGGTTGTGGAGCAGTTGAGGTATTACCACCGCCACCACCTGTTGGAGCCGAAAATTGTGTCTGTTCTATCTTTTTAATATTGGTTGCCGTAGCAATACCAAGAGCGACAGCATTTATTCCTTTAACAATCCAATCAAAAGGAGATGGTAATGTAGATGGTTGTGTAAGTATTTGAACCAATCCCGATGCTGCGGACATTAACGCCGTGGCTTTTTGTAATTTTTTTCTTTTATTAAACGCATCTTCACTTGTCTTTGCTTCCTCATCATAAGAACTGGCAAGAGCATTACCAACTGCTGCGAATGAATCCAAAGTTGCGGATATTACTTTTCCTGTTGCCGCAATTTTTTCATCGTCTAATTGTTTTTGTAATTTCGCATACTTTGATTTAATCGCTAATTCATCAGCACCACCCTTTTCAACTGCCGCTAATTCTTTCGCCATAGCAGTATCCAATAATGTTTGTCTATTATCAAAATACGCTTGAGTTCCTGCGTATAAACCTTGTGATTGTAATTCAAGTAATCTTAATCTATCATCAAAACCTTTTTGTTCTTTTTCCTTAGCGGTTTCCTTAGCCTTATCATCTATTGCTTGTAAATCATTATTAAATGCTATTTTAAGATTTTTTCTAACCTCATTTTTTTCTGTTTCACTTAATAAAATAAAGTTTTTATCTTTTTCAAGTTCAGTCAATTCGTTATTATACTTGTTGGTTCTTTCCTCTTTATTTCTTGCTGTATCATCTTTTATTGCTGTTATACGAATTTCAGCAATTCTTCTATTGAAATCCTCAACATCTTTTATCTCCTCCTCTCGTTCCTTTTTCTTATCTTCAACTTTTTTATTATCTTCCTCTAATGCTTTATCAACAAGATTTTTATATTTTACTACAATTGCTAATTTCTTAGCCTCAATACCTTCACTAATAACATTAAATTGTTCTTGTGTTATTATTTTATCTTTTAATTGTTGGTCAAGTATTTTTTTGGCTTTATCTAATTCCTCGTTCTCCGCCTTTATTCTCCTATCAATTAAAGGTTTTAATTTCGCCGCTGATGTATTTTCAGCATCTACTTCATTTTGTATTTGTTGTTCTAACGCATCCTTGAATTGATTTATCGCTTCCTTTTTTTGATTGAGAATATCCTCCGCAAGTTTTGTTGCTGTTGCTAAGGATTTTTCACCCTGACCTTTTAATTTATCATTATTCGCAATCGTTGCTTCAAGGTCAAGTTTTTGTAATTGAATGTTATTCTTATAAATTCTATCACTGGCTTCGTTTCTTTTCTTTAATAACTCATCGTATAGTTTTTGTTTTTCAACTTCCGTTGTTTTACTATCTAATGCGATTTTAAGTTCCTCTTTCGCAAATTCTCCTTTACTTGATACAGCAAGTTTATCTAACTCAATTTGTTTTGTTATTCCTTCTTTACGAATCCTTAATAACTCTGCTTCACTTTTTCCCGCAGCCTTCGCTTGTAAAACATTTAAGTCAGTTTGGTCTGCTAATGCTTCTCTTTGTTGGTCTAAACGAGTGGAAACTAACGCTATTGAGTCAGCCAATCTTTTTTGTGCCGCTTCTGCTTTATTTGTGGAACTCGTCCATTCCATTATTTTACCAATCAAGGTAGATATACCAACAACCAATAAACCAACACCTGTTGCCGCAATCGCAGCCGCAAGACTTTTCGCAGCAATAGTTGCTGCGTTCATACTTATCGGTAATAGTTTGAATAAATTTGTTAGAGCACCTACTGTGGTCTGCCATAGTTTAGTT